GATTACCGAACCGCTAACGATTGACATGGAAGCGGTAGAGGCGATGGCGGCATGACCCGCCTGGACTGGCAAACACTGATTCTCGCAGGGGCGTCGATAGCGGCGCTCCTGCTACTGGAGGCTTTCAAATGAGTATCGAAGAATTGGTAACAGCGCTTGAAGATGCGCACAACCAGTTACCGGCGACGGCTGTTGAGTCTGCCATCACAGTTTATCAGGCTGCACAGTCGGTGATTGACGCCTATACGCTGGCCAAAGACGCCGCGAAGCAGCTTATCACCGACGTGATGACAGAAACCGGTCAGACGGCGTACAGCACGCAGGCGGGCAAGGCGTCCATTACGTCACCGTCGCAGACTGTCAGCTATGACGCCAAGGCGCTTGACATCCTGCTGCGTGATGACGCTGATTTGGCGCTGCGCCTGTCGCCTTATCGCAAAGTGAGCGAGCGGGCGGGAACGCTGCGCATTGCAGGTGCGAAATGATGCGACTCCAAATAGACATAACAGTTTTTGAGGATTGGCGCTCTGGCGCTCGGCGTGTACTGAGTCTGGAAGGCGAGAGTCTCGAAGAGCTTGGTGCACTGGCCATTGACATTGCGCCTGGCGTGGCCGCTTTAGTGCGCAAAGTCATCATTGAACAGGAAGAGCAATCAGCGCAGACTGCGGTATCTGAGTAGTGAGCAACAGCCGGGGCGCTGCGGGGCGTTTCAGTAGTGGACGCCAGCCTTCACCGTCAACTGGGGCAACCGCTTGAATGCCCCGGCTGCTCTTTTCATCCAACACCTTGTAACAGGAGTGACAACATGGACTTATCTCAGCTAGTGTCAATTGCCAGAGAGTCACGCAACACAACGGCTATGGTGTTTCCGCTGCCAGACGTGGACGGATGCGTCGATTACGCCATCACTGAAGCGGGCGAGTATCTTGACGCTATCAAGCGGGAAGAGCGCACAACCGACAAGCGCAACCGTGACAAGGCGCATGACAAGCGGCGGGAATGGGGCCAGTGCGGATACATGATTGCCAGTGCCATGATTCAGATTCCAGAATGTGAAATGCAGTCTGACAATTCTGAGTCTGACATTTACACCGTGTTGGAATTGCTGTGCGGATTCCGAAAATGGCCGAATGAGGTTGGTTGGCAGCTTGCCGATGCGCTAGAGATTTGGAACTCGCTTTGTCGTCTCAACTCCTGGAACGCTGCCGTACTCATGGCCGAAACGTGCAACGCCTTCGAGCGCAAGCACCTACCAGAACTCTTTGAGGCATAGCGCCATGACAACTCCCATCGTGCGCTGCCAGTTCTGCGGAGAACCGAAGTACGGCCAACACGTTGAACGCCACGAAGCAGCCTGCCTTGACAACCCGGCTGTGCTGGAAGAACTGCGCAGGCTTTTGGACGATGGCACTGGGCGCTGTATCCGCCGCAGAGACTACCTGGAACTGCCAGACACAAAGCCAGCCTCGGACAAGCGCATTGCAGACCGTTTCCATTCGTGGGACAACCTGGCACGGGCCATCGGCTTGAGAGTGGCGGACAAAGCGCCGAAGGTTGGCATTAACGCACCGCTCACAGACGATGAGCGCTTTTGCTGCCAGCGGCGCTTGGCCGTAGAACGTGGGTACTATCCTAGCAAGTGACAATCATCTAATGGGTGCCGGATATGCCGCAGCGCATGCTCCTTTGCATACACAAGAACCTGTGAAACCGGTGAAAGCCAGCCTGACCGCGGCGCAGGATGGCCAGCCCAACAATGAGGAGCGCATCGAATCAGGTGCGCTTTCTCTATTTCCCACATTGAACTTACCATTGACATAATTGCCGATTGTGATAGACTAAAGCACGGAGGGCCAAACTATGGCAATAGCTGGCGGCATGACATCCGCTTATCGATGTAACGTGAGTGACAACGCATTGATTGCAGCACCGACAACCTATCCTGGCAAAGACTGCGCCAACGTAGAAGCGGCAATGGCGATTCTGGCACGTGGTGAAACGTGCGTAGTGGCGGCGTCGGATATGTCCACGCTGCGGGCGAGACTGCTATCAGAACAGGTGGGCGCTAATGCTTGACATCCTGAAAGGCGCTTGGCACGACCTATCGGCAACGGGCCGGGCCATCGTGCTTGTCGTGCTGATTCTCGCCTGCGCTGGACTGCTGGCATCGGCCATGTGGCTAGGCTACAAACTGGACTGGATCCCCAACCTGCTTGACAAGGCTATTTCGTGGCAACCTATCAACTTGTTGTGACTGTCGAGTTAGAACGCCTTGACGCCAACGACGGCGCTATGGCGTGGCGTGGCAGCGCAAAGCAGACGCGCATCGGCACGCTGGCAGAGTTGCAAAGCATAACGGCTGTCTGCGCACTCGCCAGCGAACTGGCAACGCAGCTCGTCAAGGCTGAACAGGAGCGCACGAGTGATTGACGCCAGCGCTATTACCGTGTGGACGTTTTGCGATGCGCCGGCAGACCTTCGGGCACTGGCAGAGCGCATCATCATCAACGGGTGGATTGCGCTTGTGCCAAGAAACTACGCAGACCGGCACGACCTATTCTGGCTTGAACACATTGACAAGGCGCACGATCCAGAGATGCACCCGCATCCGTCGCTGTCTGAATACCAGGTGTGGATAGGTGCAAAGTGAGTGACGCTGCTGGCTTGCTGTGCGTGGCGACACTGTTTGGCGTGCTGAGTCTCTTGGTATTGTTCATGCTCTACGGCGTGAGGGGGTTGGCGGAATTGTTGCGCAGGATGGGGCGGTAAAGTGGCGATCCCGTCAAGTTATGCAAGATGTTTGCAAGATAAATTGATATGAGTAATCCGACGGGTAAAGGTGGATTTCAGGATAGGAAGGCGCACATCAATCGCAAGGGACGGCCTAAGTCCTTTGACGCTGCGCGCTCCCTTGCACAGCAAATTGCCCACGAAATAGCCAAAGTCAGAGACAAGGATAATCCAGACAACGAAATAGAACTTGTCATTGACGACCATTATGTAACGGTCACTGAGGCGATCCTTCGTTCGTGGGCTAACTCTGGCGATCCGAAACTATCTACCGCATTCATGGAATGGGCTTACGGCAAAGTGCCGAATGTTACTGAGGTGACAGGCAAGGACGGCAAAGACTTGCCAGTGCTTGTCATTGCGCCTGGCATGTTGGACAAACTCAAGCCATGAGCTACATAGCAGAATCGGTGGATGCGCTATCGTTTCGTGGCGGCGCTGCCGACTTCTGGGAGTACAAGGGGCAAGAGGCTATCTTGTCCGGGCCGTATGAGACGGGCAAAACGCTTGCCGCTCTTTACAAGCTACATAGCCTGCTAAGTCTTTATCCACATAGCCAGGCGCTTATGGTGCGCAAGACCTACAAAAGCATCAAAGCGTCAGCCGTGGCAACCTACGAAAAGAAGATACTGTTTGTCCCTCCCGACCATCCGCAAAGCGCAGTATCCCGCTATGGCGGGGAATCGCCCGAACATTACGACTATCCGAACGGCTCCCGGCTCTATGTTGGCGGCATGGACAATGCCGATAAATTCCTGTCGGCTGAGTTCGATTTCATCTATGTCAACCAGGCGGAAGAGTTGCTTTTGGATGACTGGGAGAAGTTGATGGGACGCGCAACGGGGCGCGCTGGCAACGCACCATACACGCAGATCATGGGTGATTGCAATCCAGGGCCGCCATCGCACTGGATTAGACAGCGGGAAACGTTGCGCCTGTTTGAAAGTCGCCATGAAGATAACCCATCCCTGTATGACGGCTCCGACTGGACAGCGCAGGGGCGCAAGTCTTTAGCCATCCTAGACAGCCTGACAGGTGTGCGCTACAAGCGGGGCAGACTAGGCTTGTGGGTTGCGGCAGAGGGGCAAGTGTACGAATATGACCCGGCGCTTCATGTAGTGCCTAGAATGCGCCCAGAGTGGCAGAGTAGGCCAAAGTATCGGGCGATTGACTTCGGGTACAACAATCCTTTTGTCTGCCAGTGGTGGGTAGAAGATTTCGACGGCTCGCTTATCAAGTACCGTGAGCTTTACATGACGGGGCGCACGGTCAGGCGTCATTCCGATACAATCAAAGCCTTGACCGGCACTGAGCGCATTGTCGATACCATCTGCGACCATGACGCAGAGGACAGGGCGACGCTAAATGAGAACGGTATACCGACTGTGCCGGCTGATAAGCGTATCACTGTGGGTATAGAGAAGGTGCAAGAGCGCTTGGCAAAGGATGGGCGTGGCAAGACTCGCCTGCTCTTCGTGGCCGATTCACTGGTAGAAGTTGACGGCGAACTGAGAGACAAGCGCCAGCCGCTATGCACCGAAGATGAGTTTGCCATGTACGTCTATCCTATCGGTGTGGACGGCAAAACACAGAAGGAAATACCGGTTGACGCATACAACCACGGCATGGATACCATGCGCTATATGGTGATGTACAAAGACGGCAAGCAGCAGTTACCTCCGTTGCTTTGGGGCTGAAATGGGGACCTTCGACATGAAGAAATTGACAATGCGGGAACGTGAGATCGTGACACTCTTGGCGCAAGGGCAGCGCCAGGCCGATATTGCGCGCCTGCTGTGCATCTCGCGGCGCACCGTGTACACCCACGTTACCAGTGCCAAGACAAAGACGGAATCAGTCTCGACGCTTGACCTTGCCATCAAGGCCGCCGTGAGCCAAAGATAGAAAGGTTCGGATAACATGGATCTCGGACCGCTACGCCCGGAGGGTAATATGGGGCTTCCTGTACCACCACCGCCATTTATACTCACAAGCGCCGGTGGCACGGCGATCATACAGTGCGTGCACTGTCGCACCGTATGGCGGGAGAATCACCCGACCTGCCCGAACTGCGGCGCGCCCATGCCGGTAACGCTGCGCATCGATGCGCCAAAGCCGCGCCCGCCCGCGCAAGCCGGGCTACTGCCGTAAGCCAAAGATAGTCACTTTTACCAATAGAATTTCCCTTACGTTCGGCGTAAACTGGTCCGCATGGCCCAGTATCTCTTCAACGGCACCAAGAGTTTGCCGATAGAATCCATGCCGGAATCTGCATGGACGATTCTGGGCGCGCCGGACAATGATGATCTTGAGAAGATCGGGACGTCGGTCGCGCTGCTCTACCGGGCCGTCGATGTTCGCGCCAGCAGTCTGGTGGGTATGCCGTGGGAAATCACGCCGACCACCGAAGGCGCTGAAGCCGTTTGGACATCCGAGGACGAAGACGCGCCGCCACAACTGAGCTTCTTGGCTGACCTGCCGATGCTGCTGTGGCAGACAGAGGCATCTTGGTGCTTCAAGTCGCAGGCGTTCTGGCACAAGGAACGCAACCGCACGCGCACGGTCAATGTGCGCTGGCTTGACCCCAACAGCATGGCGCCGGTGTGGGATGTGCAGTCCGGCCTGGTTGGCTTCACCCGTGCGTTGGGCAACGGCACAAAGGTGCAGATGGCGCCGGAAGATGTTGTCTACATCTGGCGCCAGGGGCTGCGTGAGACAACGCCGATGACGCCGCCGGCGCAGGCGGCAGCACAGGCCGCGGGTGTGTTATTCAACGCTGACCAGTTCGCCGCCCAGTTTTTCGCCCGCGGCGCCATCAAGGCCACGTTGTTGACAGTGGATGGCAACCCCAGTCCCGAAGAGATGAAGAAGCTGGAATCCTGGTGGAAGCGCTTCTTCTCTGGCATTGGCAACGCATGGTCAACGGCGGCAGTGCGCGTTGGGGTGACGCCGGTGACGGTGGGCGAGGGCCTGGAATCGCTGAACACGTCCACCCTGACCGATGACAAGCAGAAGGAAATCCTCGTTGCGATGGGCGTGCCGGCCTCGCTGGTGATGGCGAACGCGGCCAACTATGCGACGGCGCAGCAGGATGAACAGAACTTTTACAACCTGACCATCATCCCTGACGCCCGGCTGATTCAGCGTCAAATCAATCGTCAGTTGCTGGCGCCGCTCAATCTGCGATTGGTGTTCAAGCCACAAGAATTAAGTTGCTTCCAGGAAGACGAGAACACACGTTCGGCGGCGTTCAAGAACTATGTCGAGTCCGGCATCAAGTTGTCGGTGGCCGCCGAAATGCTGGGCATGTACCTGCCGAACGGAATGGAATATGCCGACCTCGACCCGGATGAACCAGAACCAGCAGCGCCTGTGGTTGTGGTGGCACAGCAGGCGCCGCCGTCAGACAATGATGAAGACGATGAAGACGACGAGGCGATGGCCATCGAAGCCGGCCAGTTCAAGCGCTGGCTGCGCAAGCGACCCAACCGCGACATCGCCGGCTTCAAGGCCACGCACCTGACGCCGGAATTCATGCGCCAGATGGCGGCAGAGCAACGGAAAAGCGAGGCGCAGGGCAGCGAAACGCCCGATCCATTTCCAGTGGCCGGATGGGGAACTTACCCATGATGCGTACAAGGCGATGGTCCTTCAACTCGACCCGGACGAACCAGAAGCGGAAAGCCGCATCAGGGCCGCGCTGGAGCGGCGCTCTTCCAAAGAGATTCTCGCAGGATTCCAGGAGACTTTCGCCGAATTCGGTGCGGTCGGAACAGGCGAGGGCGAAATGTACGCGGTAGAGCAGATCGTTTCAATGGCGCACGCGAATCAGTTGACGCAAGACGCCATCGCCCGCGCTGTGTTGAACGCGGCGGATCTGGGCGTGTCGGTTGCGGTCGACCAACTGGGGCCGGTTGGCTTCGACTGGACGCTGGCCAACATTGCCGCAAGAGATTGGGCGCAGCAGCACGCCGGGGAATTAATTCGCCAGATTGACGACGTGACCACGCGCGGCGTGCAGCAGGCCGTGGCCCGGTGGATTGAGAATGGCGAGCCGTTGGAGTCGCTGATTAAGGACCTGGAGATCTACTTTGACCGGGCACGCGCCGAGATGATTGCGACGACAGAGGTGACCAATGCCTTTGCGCAGGCTAACGAGATTGCCTATCGGCAAAGCGGCGTGGCTCAAGGCATGGAATGGCGCACCAGCATGGACGAACGGCGCTGCCCGGTCTGTGCGCCGCTGGAGGGCAAGCGCAAGAAGTTCGGTGAAGAGTTCGCACCGGGCATCACGCGGCCGCCAGCGCATCCTCGGTGTCGATGCTGGGTAGTGGGGTGGCTAAACTGACATGGCAGTGATAGAGATAAAGGGCATTGACGAGCTGATGGACAAGCTGGGAGCGGTCGAAGCCATTGAAGTGCTTGAGGGCCCGATGCAACGCGCTGTGCTGCGTTTGCAGGGGCGCATGGCAACGTATCCGCCGCCGCCACTAAGCAGCACCTACATTCGTGGCTACGGGTTTCATGGCAGGCCGGCCACGTCGGAGAAGCTGGGGCAGCACTGGATGACGAAAGTGACGCAGCAGACGGTTGGCTATGAGGGACGCGTGGGCAACAATGTTTCCTACGGCCCGCTGGTGCAATCGGCGATGTTCCAGACCAAAGCGCACAAGCGCACCGGCTGGGTGACGGATGAACAGGTGCTTGAGGAAGAGTTACCTGCCATCCTGCGGGATTTCGAGAAGGTAATCGAGGACGCGCTGAAATGAACGACGAACAGCTTGTCGCCTTTGGCGGCGCAATCAAGGCACTGGGCGACGGCAGGGTGGGCGGCTACCTGGTGAAGTTCACCGACGCCAGCACGCCCGACCTGGCTGGCGAGTACTTCGACGGGGGCACCGACTTCGACATCGAGCCGGGCGACACGGCTCGCATTTACTACAATCACGGCCTCGACCCGGTGCTGAAGAAACGCAAGCTCGGCAGCGGCACCATGCGCGTTGACGACGTTGGTGTGTGGATCGAGGCGCAGCTCACGATGCGTGACGACTACGAACGCGCCATTTATGCGATGGTCGAAGCGGGCAAACTGGGCTGGTCATCGGGCACCCTGCCGAACCTGGTTGAGTATGAAGCCGTTGGCAAAAGTCGTTACATCAAGAGTTGGCCACTGGGCAAAGACGCCAGCCTGACGCCGACACCCGCGGCGGGGTTGATTGCGACGGCGGTGCAGCCGCTGAAGACGTGGGCGGAAGCGACCGCCAACATGAGTTTGGAACCGGCGCAAGCCGAACCGATACAGGCAGACCCACAGGCGGCAGCGCCAGAGGCGGACCGATCATCCGCGGCGCCCGTAGCGGAAAGCCATGATGCAGTAAAGACTATCAACATGGAGAATCGTGAAATGACAGATGAACAGAGGGAACCAACCCTCGATTACGACAAGCTGGCGACGGCTATCGTAGCGGCCCAGAAGGCTGCCGCGCCGGCCACCAACCCGGCGGGCTTCGTGGTCATGGAAGATGAGGCAGACCGGGCGCTCAAGGGCAACCCGTTCAAAAGCCTGGGCGAACAACTGATTGCCGTCAAGAACGCTGCGTTCGGCAGCACCGACAAGCGCCTGCTGCCGTTGAAGGCCATCCTGGGCGGCAATGAGCAGGTGCCCAGCGAGGGCGGCTTCCTGGTTTCGACCGCCGAGGCCGGCACGCTCGACAAGAAGCTGTGGGATTCGTCGGTATTCGCCTCCCGCGCCGCCAACGTCAACATCCCGCGCGGCGCCAACGCCATGACGTTCAACGGCTTGCAGGAAGACAGCCGCGCCGCCGGCAGTCGCTTCGGTGGCATCACCGGCTACCGTGTTGCCGAGGGTGGCACCATTACCGCCAGCGGCACGCCGAAGTTCTTCCAGTACACGCTGCGCCCGAAGAAGTATGCGGCCGTCGCGTACCTGACCGATGAGGTGATGCTCGACGCCACCGTCCTGGAGCAGGAGCTGATGGCGGCGGTCCCGGCAGAACTGGCGTTCATGCTCGACGACGACATGTTCTCCGGTCTGGGCGTCGCTGGGGCGCATGGCGTGACCAATCACGCGTCTCTGGTCACTGTGACCAAGGAGCTGAATCAGCCGGCCACCACGCTCGTTTACGAGAACCTGCTGAAGATGTAGGCGCGGCGCTGGGCGCGCGGTAGCTATGCCTGGTTCATCAATCAGGACTGCGAACCGGCGCTCGACACGATGGCGCTTGCCGTTGGCACCGCCGGCATTCCGCCGCAGTTCGTCACCTACGGCCCCGATGGCGTCATGCGCATCAAGGGCGCGCCGGTCATTACGACCGAGTTCAACTCCTCGCTGGGCACCGTCGGCGACGTTCTGCTGGCTGACTGGAGTCAGTACAAGCTGGCCACCATCGGCGGCGTGCAGATGGCCAGCAGCATCCACGTCCAGTTCCTGACCGACCAGATGACGTATCGCTTCACGCGGCGTGTGGACGGCCTGCCGACGTGGAAGGCGCCGCTGACCCCGTACAAGGGCACTGGCAACACGCAGTCCCCGTTCATTGTCCTGGAGACTCGGAGCTAACCTATGAACATTCCTGAGATGCTTTTCCCGGTGAGCGGCAGCAAGCCAATCACCACCAACGGCGGTGTGACGTGTGATTACATCAGCCTGAAGAACGCCGTGCGCTGCTGGGCCGTCATCCATCTGACGCAGGCGGTCGGTCACGCCACGGCGTTCACCGTCGAGCGTGCCACGAAGGTGGACGGCACCGGCCATGTGGCGATTGCGAACGCTGTGCCGATCTGGTATGGCAACGTGAGCAGCACCTCCAACGCACTGACGCGCCAGACCGACGCGGTGTCGTTCACGATGGACGTGGGCGTCACGGGCGAGGCCTACATCATTTTCCAGATTGACCCGGAAAGCCTGGGCAGCACCTACGATTGCATCACGGTGGTGTCCGCCAACTCTGGGCAGGCGACCAACATCTGGGATGTGACGTACTGGCTGCAACCGAAGTATCCGGCGGCGGTTGCCAATCAGTTGAGCTTCATCGCCGACTAGTCAGCACCTGGGGGCTGGTGCGTCCACTACAGGGTGCACCGGCCCCATACTCGGCGGAACCACCGCCATAATGCCTGCGGGCAATGGGGAGAATTGAACTATGGCACATGCAAACGTTAAGAGCGGTTTCGAGTCGGGCAACTTGATTTTCCGCAAGAAAGCGGCCAACACAGTCGGCGAGGTGAAGTTTACGAGCGTTCCGGTCACCATTTCGGACGGCTGGCTTGTGTTGACTGACGCAGCCTTCGGCCTGTCCGGCGCGTACCGGCTGAGCGGGCTGAATGCGATGCCCAGTCGCTATGAACTGAAGTGGGTGGCGGGTGCGCGCGGGAAGCCAGCGCTGAATGCCGACATCCTGAACGCATCGGAAGCCACGCGCATGATTGCGGACCCTGACTTCGAGCTACTCGGCACAAACGCCGTTTCCACCTGCAGCGCGCTGAACGTCGAGGGTGGCGTCAAAATCACCACGACTGGGGCAGAGAATGACCAGGTTATCATCCTGCCGCACCTGGACGCGTCGCAGACGGCCTGGTCAACCACGACTTGGGGCACCGACAAGGATGTAGTCTGGGAGTGCTTCATCGAGACGGATGTCATCACGACGATGACGATCTTCGCCGGGCTGAAGCTCACCAACACCTCCGTGACGGCCACCGACGATGATCAGGCGTTCTTCCGCTATGCGGCGGCCACCAACGGCGGCAAATGGCAGGCCATCGCCTCCAGCGCCGGCGCCGACGTAGCGCATGACACGGCTGTCACTGTGGCGGCCGCAACGCAGTATCACCTGAAGATCATCGTCACGAGCCTGATTCCCTACTTCTACATCAACTCGAATCTGGTGGCGACGGGTGCGGCGCTGGTGACGGCCAAGGATCTGATTCCGTACATCGGCGTTCACACCAATGTTGCGGGCGCTCGTTCCCTGATTGTCTACGGCCAGGCCATCAGCCGGGTAGCGGGCTAAGGAGGTCACATGACCGTAATGTATGCTGGCTCCTCCATGACATTGGCCGCCAGCGCGGCACGCGTGGCCAGCGCCAATGGAACAAGCGTCGTTGTCGGCGGCGAACGCAGGCGCTTCATCGTCGTCAACGCGATTACGGCCAGCGCAACCGCCGCAGGTGACACGGCTGATATCTATGTTGATTTCAGCCTTGATGGGACAACCTGGTACAACGCGGTGCACTTCACGCAGCAGGCCGGCAATGGCGCAGCGCGCACGGAATACGCCGTGCTGGATACTTCGGCGCCCGGGACAAGCGCGATCGACGTAACGACCGATGCCGCTTCTGGCGCCGTGCGTCCAGCACTGTTCGGGCCATATCTGCGGGCGCGCTGGGTGCTGGTGGATGGCGGTGGCGGCGACACTTCGCACACGTTTAGCGTGATTGCTTACGCAATCTGAGGAATCATGGCGTACACGACGGCAGCGGCGGTCAAAACATATCTGGGCATCAGCAGCGCCACCGACGACACGCTGATTGGCACGCTGGTGGCGGCTGCGCAAAGCGCTATCGACGTGTACACGCGGCGCACCTTCGAGTGCACGACGGCCACGGCCAGGTTGCTGGACGCGGTGAGCGACACCGACCCGACGCGCCAGATCCTCTATCTGCGCGATGACCTGTGCACCATCACGGCTGTCGTCAATGGCGACGGTGTGACCGTGACGGCGGCCCAGTACGTGACGGAGCCGCGCGACACGACGCCGTACCATGCGCTGCGCCTGAAAACGTCAACACAGACGGCGTGGACGTTCACCACGGACCAGGAAGGCGCCATCAGCGTCACCGGCAAGTGGGCCTACTCGGCCACGGCGCCGGCGGATGTGGTGCAGGCGGCCACCCGGTTGGCGGCGTGGATGTACCGCGCCAAGGATGCGCAGGTGTTCGAGTCAACAGCGTTCAGCGAGGGCGGAACCATCCGCGTGCGCATGGACATCCCAGCCGACATCAAGGCGCTGCTTGACCCGTACCGGAGGCTGGTAGGATGAGCATCGCCAACACGCTCGCGCTGTTGAATACGCTGCATAAGAGCATCGAGGGCGTGACCACCGTGCCCACGGCTTACCCCGGCAGCATCAACACGGCAGATCTGCCGCTGGTCATCACGTGGCCGGGGCGCGCAACGTCCAGGCCACTGACGGCCCGGGCGCTGACCGTGCGCAGTGAGCGACAGTACAGCGTTCGTGTGTTCATGGAAGCGATTGGGCAGGACAACTACGACACGCCGGCGCAGAACGGCATCGTGATGCTCAATCGCTTTCTGACCAAGTATTTCCAGAATCCGACGCTGGCGGATGGGTACACGCAGCTCGTTCAGGTCGTAGACAGTGGCCTGGTCGTCGGCGGGAACTATGTGGCGTCAGCCAGCCTGGTCATCGGCGGCAACTGGTACAAAGGTTTCGTCTGCGACCTGACGATCCTGGAAGTGTGCGACTAAGGGGAGGGACTATGGAGGAACGGCAAGAATATCTTGTGCTTACGCAGATAGGTGGGGCCGGCGACCCGGAGATCTGGCAACCGGGCAGCAAGATTTGGTTGACGGCAAAAGGCGCCGCTGCGCATCTGGCATCGGCCAACGTGTGCGCGATTGAGACGACGCAGCCGTTTTCGGTGGAATCGGAGACGGAGCCGACGGAACCGGAAGCGACCGTCTACACGGCAGAGGAACCGGAGCCGCCAACCAGGCGCCGCCGGGTGAAGGTTGAAGTCGAGGAGGAACCGACTATGGAGGTGGACACATGACAACTACGCTTACGATCTCGACCCCGGTGCCGACGGCTGGGGCGCTGATTGCGGAAGAGGCGTGCACGGCGCTGGGGGACCAGGTGGCCAACGACGGGCGCACGCTGCTGTACTTCCGCAATGGCAACGGCGCAACGACCTACAACATCACGCTGGCGACCGGCGCCACGGTGGCGGGGATGACAATTGAGAACATTGCCTTCACGCTGGCGCCGTCCGCGATGAAGGTCATCGGGCCGTTCGAGCCGCGCTACTGGAACGACGCCAACGGGTACATCCAAATCACATATGACGCGGTGACTGACCTCTTTGTGCGCGCCATTCGGGTCACAGGGTAGGGGGAGAGATGGCAACACTAACAATTTTCACACCGGTCGCAACGACGGCCGGCGCGGGCGCGGGGGACGTGCTGACGCCAGCCAACGCGGCGGCGGGCGGCGATCAGTTTCTGAATGACGGGCGCACCATCCTGTACGTCAAGAACACCAACGCCACATCGCGCACGGTTACGATTGCCACCGCCGGCACTATCGGCGGGCTGGCGATTGCCGACGTAACGGTCGCGGTCGCAGAGAACGAAGTGCGCATCGTCGGGCCGTTCGAGCCGCGCATCTACAACGATGCCAGCGGCTATGTTCAACTCACGTACACCGGCGTTGCAACGCTCTTGACTGTTGCCGCCATTCGGGTTGCAGGGTAGGGAGGAATCATGGCACAAACAACCGGAGCCGAAGCGAGAGCCGGCTACAAAATCGAGGTATCCACCGACGCCACCAACTGGACAGACATCAGCGGTCAGTCCAACACGGTCACGGTGGACGGCGGCGATCAGTTGATCGGCGAGCAGAACACAGCCGACGGTCAGGCGCCTGTCGTGACGGGCAGCAACAAGGTCGAGTCATCCACCGTGACCGTTTCCTGCCTGTACACCGAAACGGCGGGCGAGGCGTGGCGCAAGGTGCGTGACCGGTACATCGGCACCGATAAGACGATTGCCGTGCGCTACAGCCCGCGTGGCGGCGCACAGGCCGAGCGGCGCTATGTCACGGCCAACGATGCCAACACGGCCATCCTGGTCCCGATCATCAACTGCCCGGTCCCCGCCGGCGATGCGTCCAGCGGCGATCCGTTGCTCTTCGAGTTCAGCGTGCGCACGCCGCGCCTGTTTGAGGAAGCGGTGCCTTGATGGCCGATGACGTTGCTGGGGAAGGCACTGGCGAGCAGCGGGAGGAACAATCTCCCGCTGTCATCGTCAGCTTCAAGACGCGCCAGCCGGTGGCCATCGAAATCGATCCAGATCTGCTGACCTGGCAAGACCTGACCGAACTGACTGAACTTCAGGCGCGCGGCGAGAAGGGTGACCTGTCGTCACGCGAGCAGATGGACGCGCTGGCAGATCTCTTGTCGAAGGTCACCGGGCAGGACATGCAGAAGCAGCCGGCGCGCGTGGTGTCGGCGCTGGTGGCCGAACTGGGCAAGTTGGCTGGTGGGCAAGCGGAAAAAAACGTGAGCTGAGGGCGGCGCTCTTTGCCCACCTGTGGACGAAGGCGCCATGCCCTCCCGAATATGTCAGTATGCGAGTCTATAGGGAATTTGGATGGACTCCGCAGCAATTGCGCGAGCAACGGGCGGGAGACATCCTCGACATCCTGACGATCTGGAATGTCGAGGCTAAGGTGCAGGAAGCGCGAGGCCGCAAATAATGGCCAACGAACAAGTCAGCATTGTTCTATCGGCAGTCAACAAAGCGTCTGGTCCTATCGGCGACGTCAAGGGGTCCCTTGACGACCTGGAGAAGAGTGCCAATGGGCTGCTGTCGCGCGGCTTGAATCCGCTGAAGGACATGCTTGGTATGGGCCTGAAGGCGGCGGCCGGCGGGGCTGTGTTGGCGATGAGTGGCCTGGCTGCTGGTCTGGCCGGCAGCATATCCGGCGCCGCCGACATGGAGCAACGGATTGCCGATATCAGTGCGGCAATGGGCACCGGCGCCGAAGCGACCGGGCAACTCAAAGACCTGATCATGGACCTTGGGCTTGACCCGTCGCTCAAAGTTTCAGCCACTGAAGCATCCGACGCCATCATGGCGCTGGGCACGGCGGGCCTGACCACGCAGGAGATCCTGGACGGCGCCGCCAAATCGACAGTGCTGCTGGCCAACGCCACCGGCGCGGACTTCGGCAGCGCGGCCAACATTGCGACCGACGCCATGGCACAGTTCGGCATCGAAGCCGGCGACATGCAATCGGCCATCGACGGCATTGTCGGTACCACCATCGCCAGCAAACTCGACATCGACGGCTACCGGCTCGCCATCGGGCAGGCGGGCGGTGTGGCCGCGGGCGTGGGTGTCGAGTTCGCCGACTTCAACACGACGTTGGCTGCGATCATTCCGCAGTTCGCGGGCGGCAGCGATGCCGGCACCGGCTTCAAGACGTTTTTGCAGACGCTGATTCCCAAGAGCAAAGACGCCGAAAAGGCGATGAAAGCGCTGGGGCTGATTACGGAGGATGGCGCCAACCAGTTCTTTGACGCCGCCGGCAACATGAAAGACATGGCGAGCATTGCCGGTATCCTCAACACAGCGCTGGCTGGGCTATCCGACGAAGCCAAAAACAACGCGCTGAGCACCATCTTCGGCACGGACGCGGCGCGGGCGGCCATCGGCCTGTCGAAGTACACGGAGGAAACGTTCAACGCGCTGGGCGCTACCATCGCAGCCACCGACGCACAAGAGCAAGCCAAGATTCGCATGGCCACATTCTCTGGGGCGCTGGAGATCCTGGGCGGCACGTTCCAAACGATCTCGCTGATGATCGGTGACAAGTTTCTGCCCAAGCTCACGGACATGGTTGGGCGCTTGAATGACTTTGTAAGTGGGGTTGCGCCCAAGGTTGTCGAGTGGGCCGGCATGTTCGCCGACAACTTGGGCGCGTTGGTCGAGTACCTGTTCGCTGTGGCGGAAGATGGCGACACGATGAATGACTGGCTGACCCACATGCACCCGAACTTGCAGGCGGTGGTGCTGGCGACGGTCGGCTTCGTGGATGCAACGCGCGACATGGTTGCCGCCATCGGGGAATTCTTTGCGCCAATCACGGATCTGATTGCCAAGTATGTCAGTTGGAAGGATGTTCTGATTGTGGTGGCCGGCGTGATTGCCGCCATTGTCATCCCTGCCATTGCGTCCTTCGTGGCGGCAATGGCGCCCGTGCTGCTGCTGGTGGCCGGCGCCATCGCCATTGTGGCCACGCTGCGCAACGCCTGGGAGCGCGATTTCGGCGGCATCCAGGAGAAGACCCGGGCCGTGCTGGATTGGATTCAGGGGCGGTTTGGCCCGCTGTTCACCGCCATTCAGGAGTTTGGCGGCGGTGCGCTGAAGGAAATCGTAGCCTGGGCCACCGGCAATGAGACCAGTTTCGAGAACGTCGGCGCCATCTGGGAGCAGGCGAAGATCCTCGCCCGCAACCTGTTTGGCGACCTGGTGAACACCGTCACGACCAACCTACCTATCTGGATATCGAATCTGGCGAAATGGGGCGTGGCGGCGTGGCAGTGGATTGTTACGGCCGGTCCGGTTGCGCTTGCGAAGATGGGCGAGTTCCTCGGCGGCCTGATTGGCTTTCTGGGCGAGCGCCTGCCGGAATTCCTGGCAGCCACATACGAGTGGGCCACGGGACTGGTGCAATGGATCATCGACGCCATTCCCAAGGCGTTCAAGGCGCTGAATGACTTTGTATTTGGCATCACAACCGAAGGCAAAACCAACGGCAACAATGCTTTCCTGGACATGGTCGGCAAGTGGGCGCGCACGCTGTGGGAGTGGATCTCCAAGGACCTGATTCCCAAGGTTGGCCCCGAGTTCGTCAAATTCCTTGCGGCCATATTGGAGGCACTGGGCAAGATCGTCACTGAGTTGATGACGTTCGGGTTGAAGATGGGCGTCGCCATCATCCTGGGCGTTGCGCAGGGGCTGCTGGATATGGCCGGCATCAAGGTCAACTTGAACGGTATGCGAGATACCATCTTCACGACCATCGACGGCTTCAAGCAGGGGATGTACGACAAGGCCGGGCAACTGGTTGGGAAGATAAAGGACGGCATCAACGCCTTCATTGCGGACCCCAAAACCGCGCTGACCAACGGGCTGAACGCAATGCGAGACCAGTTCAACGCAACGTCAGGGTCCTTCAAGAATCATTTCTTTGGCGTGTCTGGCGAGTTCATGCAGCGCATTCGTGACGGCATCAACGCCAACGCCCCGCAGGCACGGGACGCCATCAACAACGGGCTGAACAACATCGCCGCAGCGTTCAACAGCAAGGTGGACGGTTCAGGCAGCCTGAAGGACCGCTTCTATACCGGGGCGCGGGACATGACTCTGAGAATTCGTGACGGGTTCAACGCCGTCGCCAACGACCCGGCCGCCGCCGTCAATGCGATTATCGCCAGGGTGACAGATACGTTTAACGCCGTTGCGAATGGCCTCAAAAATCACTTTTTCGGCGTGGCTGGCGATCTGGGCAGGCGCATCGGTGAAGGGCTGTCTTCCGCCAATCCAGCGGCTGCCGTTGGCGGATTGCTGCAGCGGATCATCGATGAGTTCAACAACTCGATGAATCGCTTCAAGGATCATGTGTGGGGCGTGATGCAGGGAATCGGGCGGAGTATCGCCGATGGATTAGGCCAGGGGCTGAACAACCAACTGAACGCACTGCGCAATACCATCAACCAATTCGTGGACAACATTCCGCAGTGGGTGCGCGACGCCCTCGGCATTCATTCGCCCTCGGCTGTGTTTGCGGAAATCGGCAACAACATCATGGCCGGGTTGACGCAGGGCATTCAGGAAATGGCGGCGCTGCCGCAGATGGCGATGGCCGGCGCGACTGCAAGCATGGCCAGTGCGGCGGCCACGACTACCAATAACACACGCGCCACCACCAACAACTTTGCCATCTCGATTCCGACCGCAGGCAGCGGCGGGCTGGATGACCAGAGCTACTCGGTAGTGAACACACTGCAACGATTGTACGGGTGAACCTATGTCAAGCGCACCGACCGACTTCATTACGAATTTGCAGGTAATCGCCGAAGACGGCATCACCTATCAATTGTACGGCGGCGCACCGGCGCGCTTCATTGCGCTGGACGGCGTTGGCATCCCGCCCTTGCGGCGCATCCTCCAGAGGTCACCAACGCAACACGGCGCGATCGATAAGGGGTTTCGGCTGGAACCGCGGCGCATGACGTTGACGCTGTACATTGACGCCGACACGACGCTCCAGGCCGACGCATACCGCGACACGCTGACGAACATCTTTGCGCCAACCAATGACCCGTTGAAGTTGAATATCACCAAACGGGATGGCTCCGTTCGCCGGATTGATTGTTACCTGGACGGGCAGATCGATTACCCGATGTCCAGCCGTGTGGGCGCCAGCCATGCAGTGGTTGTGCCTCTGGTGGCGCCGGAACCGTCGTTCTACAATCCGACAATGTGGGAGCAGCACACATCGCTGGCAACGTCGCCGGCGGAGTACGCCGTGCCGATGGCTGGTTATACCTGGGACGACTGGCCTGTTTTTCGGGTCACGGGGCCGATAACTGATTTCCAGATTGAACACCTGGTCAGTACGACACAAGTCGATGTGTTGACCCTGAGCGGCGATATACCCGCTGGTGAAACCTGGCAGTTCGACTTTAGACCGGGCGAAAAATTTGTAATGAACATTTCCACGCTGGTCAACAAGATGAACTTTGTTGACTTGACGACCATCCGTGCGTTCTCCACGCTGCGTGTGTTGTCGGACAAGGGCGCAAAATCCATCAACACAGCGGCGGTAAGCAACCGATTTGTCTTCACAGGGACGGGATTGAGCGCGGCGTCGAAGGTCATCATGTATTACTACAGAAGGTATCTGACACTATGACCAACACCCGAAGTAAAGAGATGGGCTATCTGGTTGCGGTGTTGGATGACACCAACCAGGCCATCGCGGTATACGATGATTTGGTCGAGGTGTCCTACCGGAAGCAGTGCAACCGGATCGGCATGGCTGTGTTGACTGTGCCGGAAGGGCACCCGATCCTTGACCTGGTTACGGACGATGTAATCATCAATATCTATATCACCTTCCCGTATATGGCGTCGGGGCCGTCGCGGGTGACGTATGCCTATCGCCAGACCTGGGCGGTTGACTTCGAGGGCCTATACCGCGACAAACAGATCGCCACCGACGCAGACGGGAACATCTATTATCTACTGTATTTCCCCAGCATGATGGAGATCCTATCGCGCTACATCGTGGCATGGCCAGCCGGGATCGATGGTCGCTCTGATTTCTCCGGCTTGTCACTGGCCATTGTCGCCACTCAGATCGTCCTGTACAACTGCACGGACCAGGCTACAGTAGCCAACGGTAGATTGCGCACGGCCACCGTCATCCATGATCTCTTCGGATACGTCGGGGCCATCGCCGGGACCCCAGTGCGCGATTACACGGTCGGCAATCGCAACGTTCTGGATGTGATGCAGGAACTGGCTCCGATTTGCGGTTTCGATTTTGACGTTGTGCGGCGCACGACCGCCGGGTATGAGCACGAATATTTCGTGAAACAGTATCTAGGGCAACTGGGAACGGACCGATCCACGACCATGATCTTCGACATGGCTCTTGACAATCTCAGCGCCGCCAATATGCTTGGAGATCGTCTTCGTGAAAAAACAGAGGCAATTGTTGGCGGTCCCGGCGAGGGCGCAACGCGCTCATTCTCACTGCGCACCGGAGATAACAGCAGCGCAACCAACGAGTATGAAGTGTTTGTGGACGCATCCGCCGAACCGACCACCGCGAAAATGGAAGCCGTCGGCGATACCCGGCTGGGCGAGCTGAAGGCAACCGCAAAAGTCAGCGCCAGCGTCATTTCGAGCCGCGGCTACGTCTATGGGCAGCACTACCGGCACGGCGATTTGGTCACGGTGCAGATCGGCGATACCAGTGTGGTGCGCAAGATCGACGCGGTTGACGTGACCTTCTCGCAGAACCAGCGCGTGGATGTTCGTTTGGAATTCGCCAACCCATGAAGCTCAACCTTGTTTCCGAAGCGGACCTGACCCGGCCTGAGATGGACAACATCAAACTCCGGCTAAGCCGCGTTGAAGCCAAAGAGATAAGCACAGTCACGCTGGGTGCAATCCCCAACAGCCTGCTCACGGCAAAGGGCGATCTGATCGTCGCCAGTGCAGCCAGCACGCCCGCGCGCTATGGTGTGGTTGCGCCTGCATCTCCGGCGATCAACGTGCTTGGCGTTGCGAACGGAGAGGACACGCCGACGTGGAAAACGGCCAGCAGCGCAGGCGGGGCGGACGCGCATATCGTGGCGACGAATGCGAGCGGATATACGAAACTCGTTAGGCTTGGTATCAATACCGATCCTGATTACGCAATCGATCTGCTATCTAATACGATTCGGGTAACGTATGGAAACTTAATACTAATTTCTAATAATCCAGGTGCGGCGCAATTCCGATTCAGCAACACTGGAAGCGGCGGACATGAGTTCTGGCTCGCCACTGGCGTGCAGGATACAAGCGACAATGATGGTTTTCGCATTTTTGACGCTACTGCATATTCAGAGCGATTTAGAATCACGAACAACGGAAATGCAATTTTCACGTTTGGATTGACCATCAACGAATCAGGCGGCGGCGCAGCCAGTGACGATTTCCGCGTTGCATCCGACACCGAAGCGAACATGCTGTGGCTGGACGCAAGCGCCGACCTGCTGTATTTGGGCGGCAGCACCGGCGTCAAAATCTACAAGGGCGGGAAGATCAACGCGCCCTTGACCGATTACGCCAACAACGCAGCGGCGGTGACGGGCGGCCTGAGCGCAGGCGATTTCTACACGGAGACTGGCACGAATCCCAAGCGGGTTTGTGTGGTCTACTAGGACGGTGAACATGGTTTGGCAATCGCAGGAAGATGGTCAATTGTACGTCAACACAGGCGGGCAAAATATCCCGTTTGATTCAGAGATGGAGGCTTGGAAATTTATGGCAAACAAAGCACTACTAGAGGACATGGCCGCGAACATGCGGAAACTGGGCGAAGTGTACGAGACAGGCGGCGACCTGGCCGCGGAATGGTACGCCAACCCGCCAACCGAAGCGGACTTTGCCGCGCTCGGAATTACGCAGGCGCAGGCAACGGCCTGGATCGTGGCGTTTGAGCAATTCAAACTGTGGATGGACGGCGCAACGGGCGAGGGTGTGGTGGCTGCGCAGTATAAGGCAAGCTACTACCCTGCCAAGCGGGTGCAGGCATGAGCGAACCTGTGCCAGTGCCGCAACTCGAAGCGGATGCTATTCGTCACAGAATGGCCATTCGACAACAGGCAGAGGATATTCTGCAAGATGGCGTGCGGCAAGTGTTGCAACGTCTGAATATGCCCGGCGGCTCGCAGATTCGCATCGAAGCAGATGGCAGCATGGTAGCCATAGCGCCGCCGGTCACTGAGCCTGTCGAAGTGGCAGCAGAGTAGCGAAGCAACGGCCATGAATGCCACCAACCCCGGCACGTTTACACGAGTTGTTACTGGCCTGCGGCTTCGACCCGGCGCAACTGGAACGCATCACGCAGCAGAGCATGGGCACGGGGCTGGACGCCATCACGACGGCGACGGATCCGGCAGAGCAAGTGCGGGCTATCGTCGCGTTTGCGGGTCGGTACGGGTTGATTCGGGAGTTGACAGCGACGGTGCTTACGGCCGGGAGCGATAGGCCGGCGCTACAGAACGTGCTTTTGGATGACAACATGAGTCTTGAGGACGGACGCACAACGCAGGAAACAGCGCTCAATCTGGTACGCCTTGAGAATAAGGTAGAGCGGCTATCCGACCGTGTGAGCGAGTTGGCGAATGCTGTTACATCGCTTACACACATCATGCAATCGGGACGCCAGGCTACGCCGTTGAACTGGAATATCATTTGGATCGGGTTTATTGTGGCGGCGTTGGTTGGAAGCGGCTTGTTTGCCATTGCGGCGGTCAAATGATGATTCGGCAGGCTCATCAACCATGAACATAGCGGATATTTTCTCACTGCGCGCTTATGGCGTCATCGGCTACAGCCTGGCTACTTCGCTGGCGTTGGCAAGTGCAAGCGTGGCACTTGCCTACTACCGTGCCGGAAGAGACAAAGGCAAGTCACTCAGTTTGGCGCTGAGTGCGCTTTTGTTCGCCGTGCTATTCTCCTATCTGGTGTTGGTTTCGATGCAGACCGGTTGGTTCGATCCACGAATCATGCAGCCCATCATGCGCACCGTGGCAATTGCTGCATCTTTGTTCGGTTGGTCTTTCCTTTGGTTTGCATTGCGCAAGGAGGCGAAGGTGAACGGCTCGCCCCGTGAGACTTCGGAAACGCAGACGGACGACTTTACATAACAAAAGCGGCCAGATCGATTGACCTGGCCGCTTGGTAGGGTGGGGAGTTGCGCTATTTGCTATCCTGGCGTTTCGCTTCCTTGCGCAGGAAGTCTGCATCATCCATATCAAATTCCGCTTCGCAATCCTCGGACAGCATCCATTCAGCGGTTTCGGCGTAGGTGCTATATCCGCTATAGTTGTTTTCCAAATCGGTGCGCAATTCGTCAATCCGGCGCACCCAGGCGTTATCTGTCAGGTTGGCACGTTCGTTAGTTGTCATTATCAATCCTCTTGCCGCTTCCCCCGGCTTGCACGGCTGGCCGGTTGTTGGTGTGTTGCGTCTTACGCTCAGACCGGCGTCGGGTTCGCCGGTTTCGGCCTGCGGTGTTGGTTACTCCATCGTGTGCTGTGCTTCTAGTTTGACGTTGCCATCCACGTTGTAGAATCCGTAATCTACCTCAGTCGGCTCGCCGTCTACTACCAGATTGTACAGTGTTGTGGACTTTGCCAGTTTGCCGTTGCGAAATTCGATTGCATCCACCAGAGTCGCCACGCCGTTGTAATCTACCCATTCCGCTACGACTTCGCTGATTGCTGCGTCTGTGTCGATATACTTTGCTGCGGTGTTCTTGGTGATTAGCTTGGCGTTCATCTGTCGTCTCCCTGTGAATCTCGTTTGTTCTTCCCTATGCACCTAGTATAATTCTTTTGGTGATAATTGTCAATAGGGAAAATAGGGAAAACGCATTAAAAATTATGTGCCAACGATGCTGCCATCGGCACGCCTGACCCGTTGCCATTTGCCAGTCAACTCGCCACCGTGCAAGTACAGGTAGTCGGAACCTGACAGATGACCATAGCGCAGGGTGCCAGCACGACGGCGTTCAATCCACATGCCGACGAACACGGCCACGCCAAGCGAAACAATCCATCCTGCGGCAATCATCATAGCGCACCACCTCCGGCAATCAGCAGAATGAGGATGCAGACAAGCGCCGCCACAATCGATAGCAGTGCCCACGGCGTGCCGGCGTCAACAGCCTCCTGCGGCGTCTCCATGTAGCTGCCATCGTCACGCTGCCCGCCGCGAAAGACGTTGTGCATAATACCCATGCCGCCGGCGAGAAACATCACTAGCAAAACTAATCCCAACCCTACTTCTGCTTCACTCATACCCCTCTCCCTGAAAATTCCATCACAGATATGCGGCGACGTTTTGGCTATCACCGTCGCCGGAATGTGCGCCGTTACCGTCTCCGATAGCGGCGCTGCAAACGTCGCCGGAACAGTCGCCATGTGTCCCGGTTGCGTCGCCGTTAGCGTCGCCGGTTACGTCGCCGGTTTACCAGTGCAACGATGTCGCCTTGCGCCTCTATCCTGTCATGAGCCTTCGTCAACTGCGTTAGCGCAAAGTCAAAATCAGGCTCCGTTACATCGTGTCCGTCATGGATGCGTGCGGCCATCATAAGCGCTCTGGCCCATTCCCAACGGCGCTCAGTGATACCCAAGTCATGCGCCTTTGTCCGGCTGATAGAGTATCCGGCGAATCTCCACGCCAGCATCGCCGTGGCGTCGGCCATCGCCCTGTTGAGGATGCGCCCAGTCCCGGCGTTCACCTTGAGCTTGCGCAGATAGCGGTTTTCTTTGCGGAGTTGCGCATTCTCCAACACAAGGCGCTGAAGCATCGCCTGCGCACGTTCCATCGTCTCAGTCGTCATTGAACACATCCCTTCGCTTAGTAGCTTAACTCGCCAATGTCCACTGGATTGTGACAGTGCGGGCAAACTTTCGGAACATCACCAGACCACGGTATTGATGTGCAACCGACAACAATCCCGCCGAAATGCAATGGATGCCAAGTGCATCGGTGCGCTACCGGCTCCTGCTGCATTTTTAGCCAAGCATTCAGCCAGTCAATCAGGCGTGCAGCGTCGGTAGTATCGAGCGTGTACACGGCATCGTCTACAATGCGTTCTCCCTCGTACCCGCAAATCTCAATATCCACAAGACTTGTACCGGATACAAAGACTTCCATCGTGCTGCCAGTGAAGTCTTTCAATTCGAGCATTTCCAGTTCACTCGCCATGATTCCTCTCCATGATTTTGATGTACGCTTCCAACGCCATCCGGCGCAGGCCGAACTCATGTTCCATGCGTGCGTGTTCAATGTCGGCAGATTCGATAATGCGCAGGCGCTCTACGCCGTTGCGACTGTGCGCATATTCCGTGCGGCTCTCAAACCAGTACAGCCCGCCGCCGACAACGGCCATGACGACCAGGAACGTCAACACCGATGGCACTGTCCCGGCCACTCCGTATGCCACCATTGCGCCAGCAACTGACAACAATGCCACCAGACCGAACATCGGCATACTGCGCAACACGACGCCATGCGCTCTATCCGTTGCGCTCGTTTGTTCTACTAGCGCTTCAGTGGGCTGCTGCCAGGCGTGGACAAGCGCAGCATTGTCTGTGTTCGCAGGAGGCAAGACCTCGCCAAGCATCGGCAGCGCAGACGGCGTGTAATCGTCTCTCGGCACGTAGCGAGTCTTTCCACGCTCTGTCACCGTCAACATGGCATTGTGTTTTTTCAACGTTGCACCTCGTTGGCTTCGATGTAATCTAGCACGGCACGCATCTCTGAAATTTGTGTCTGTCTGTCCGGCAAAGCTGGCAATCTGGCCACACGGCGGAACAGGTGCGTATACGGCGTCACCTCGTCGGCGTAGACGGTCGGTGCATCGATATAGTCTGGTTGCGCTGGCGCTGGATGGCGTATTGCCGTAATGACAAGCACGGCAGACGGTAGCCCGGCCACAATGCCCAGTATCATTCCAAGCGCCATCCCCAACGCATCGATGGATAGCCTGGACAGCGACCAGACGAAAAGCGCAATGGACGGTACTGCTATCAGTAGGACGATCTTCACCCGTCACCTCTGTTACAAACAAAAAAGCCGTAGCGATGCGGCTACGGCTTGTGTTATGCTATCCCAGGCGCAAGTAGCCATTGCGCCTGTTATCCCGCTGTGGTGCGTTCGCAGCGCACTACAGCGGCTTGTCACGTCAGTTACACGGTGCGCTCTGTCCCCATCTGATAGTAAAATTCCCTGTTTGCCCGTTCCTCTGCTAACTCCGCTTTGAGCGCTGCTACCTCTGCACTGTCATCCTGCGGCACTGGTTCCGCTTCTTCCCACTGGCTGATGCTGCCGGACACTGCCAGCAGCGATGCGGCAAGAAAGCCGAGCATGATGCCAACGCAACCGCCGAGTGCGAACCAGATGCCACGCAGGATAAACCAGTCTATTGTGATAGGCGTCATGGTTGCACCTTGACAGCGAGTGTCTCGCAGCGCTTGCAGCGGCGGCGGTCGTCTGACACCTTGTCAACTACCATGATGCGTGTCTGACCTGGCACAACATAGGTATAGTATCCGCAAGCTGCAGAATAGATTTCGCTTTTGCCGTGCTGCACTGCCAGATGATAGATGTTGCTGCGACCGTTCGCCGTTATGATGTACATGCCTACGCCTCCTCTGGATTCAGCATCAAATGGACGATCTTCTCGACACGCTTGATACGTTCTTCTAGTGCGTCCATCCGTGCCTGCGCATCTGGCGTTATGTCGAACTGCCGCAATGGTTCAGCCGGAACATAGCGCACCGATGGATAGGTATAATCGTCGCCGTCAACGTGGTTTGGTTTCATATTGCGCCAGCCCCTTCTCAATCACGTCAAGCCACGAAACCGTTTTGAGCCGTTTTAAGCGCTCTTTGTACTCAATTGGTATGAATGGACGTACAACACGCTTGCGTGTGCGTGTTGGGCGCGTAACCTTGGTTACATCGCATTTCTGCGTGACGGTTGACACCGCACCATTGACGTATAGCGTAACTGGCGTTTCACCAACCATAATGACGTGTTCCGGCACGCCGTCGCCAACCGTCCACACGGCTGCGTCAGGGCTGGCTTGCGCCGTCGCTTCGGCCACGGTCGGAGGTAGCAATGGGCGATTCATGGCGGCTCGTAGTTCGTTGCGCTGCGCCCGATTCAAGCGCACCTCGCCATTCTCGTATCTTGCCCATAGCGCTTTGCTGAAATGCGAATCGATGCTGGCAATAAACTTGTCGAAGCTCAGACTCTCTTTCGTGCGCTTGCCATCCTGCGACAGGCGGGAAAGCTCTTCGTAGATTTCCCGATAATCCTTGTCGCTCAGGTCGTCAAGCGTGGCGTCTCGTGTTACTAGCGTTACAGTCATGGCGTACCCAACGGTGCCCACGGGCGGGCGGGAAGCGGTTCACAACTCAAGTCGCTCATCTGCTGATACCCGACATCACAGCGCCCTGTCGGATTGCCGGTGACGCTGTTGGTGCAAATCTGCCCGTGCGGGATGCGCTTGCAGTTCTTTGGGTATGCCTGTGTCGTCTGCGGCGCTGCCAGTGTTGCCAGTAGCGCCAGTGTCAAGATAATGATGCGTTTCATAATGTTGCTTTCCATATTTCCTCCCATTCTTTGTCGGCTGCACTCGCCATATCTTCTACGGTTTCGTACCATTCCCATTGACTTGTGTCTGCCATGTCAAATGGAAAAACCTTATCCATCAAATGGCCGTCTATCCAACTAAAGTATCTGACTAGGAGCGTGTCACCATTGCGCCCTGTGACTTTGCCCTGGTGTTCAACATTCCCATCCGCACCATGCGTCAGGAAAAAATACCCGACAGGAAAAGACTCGCCACGCTTCATCTCTTTCTTTGCCGCTGCTTTGCCAGTGTGAAAGCCGTGCCCCCATTGTTCCTTGCTCATTTGACTGTCACCTTCGTTACATGATTGATAATCGCTTGCACGTTGTCTACCGTCACCTGTCCAGTGCCAAGTTCAAACACTTGCCAGCCTAGCATCTGCGCTGCGTTAATCTTCTCCCTGTCTCGCAGGTATCCTGCGCCTCTGACGTGTCTGCCACCCGACCACACGCCACCGTTGATCTCGATAGCCGTTTTCGTTGCCAGATGTGCGAAGTCAAATCGCCATCGGCGCTCAGGATGGAAGCGGTGTTCTGTCGCCAACTCTGGGCCGTCAAGCCATAGCCATAGCCGTGCAAATTTCGTGGACAATTCGCCTTTGTCAATGCTGGCGTCAATCGGCGGGCGCTGCGCAGGCGTACCGGTGTCAATCACGGCTACGTCAGGATTACGCCGCAGGATGGCGGCGAGTTCGTTTTCTGTCATGGGTACACCACTGGCGACAGGATGGCGACTTCGATGCGATGGCCGCAGCCTGGGCAAAATTCACACCAGTCGGCGGCTCGCAGCGAATAGAGCGCTTTGCAATCCGTGTAGTATGCGCCATTGACTTTGCGCCACTGGCACGGCTTGTCACGTTCTGCCAACATTCGTTCTTCAGCGGACTCAGCACCGATTGCTCTCGCCATCCACTGCTGTTGCTCATACGCAGCCAACGCAGCCTCGGCAGCCTCAGCGCGGCGTGTCATCTCTTCCAACTTCTGCGCTAGTACAATCTCTGCGAACATGCTCATACTGTCACTCCTGTTACATGGCGGCGGCGGATGTTCCGCAACAGATCATCAATTGATTTGTTCATCCGCCGCCGCTGCTGTATCGCTACTCAGCCGGCCATTTGCGCATGTGCAACCCAGAAGATGTTCAATGCGCCATTGCACCGTTGAACCTGGCCATGCGCCGCTGTTGCCGGCTGCTGTCGCCTAGTCTGCGGCTTGCGCCATTTCCGATTCCGGCAACATATCAAACAGTGTCGGAAGGCTGCTCTTTGCCTCGATGCCCTGGAGGTTGCGCACAGCCACGTTGTAATACGTTTCCTTGAGTTCAATCCCGATTGCCTTGCGGCCAAACTTCAGCGCCGTGTAAGCCTCGGAACCGATGCCCAGGAACGGCGTCAACACGACTTCACCTGGATTCGAGTACAGTTTGATGCACCGCTCAATCGTGCCAAGTTGCAACGGGCAGATGTGCTTTTCGTCGTTGGCTTCCATAGCAGTCGTGTACTGCAACGTGTCACTCTCAGAGATTCCCGTCCAGATGCCACCGGCCCAATCGATCCATTGCTCGTTGTCGATCTCGCCATTCTCCGCCGGTGTTACTGGCACGGCGTTGTCACCAGGCTTGCGAAAGAAAATCACGCGATCCAAGATGGCCGGGCGGCTGTTGCTGCTGTCACTCTTGAGAGTCTTGAAGAGCAGCGCATGGCTTTTCGTGCGGATTGCCTGCGCTTGCGGATTCTTGGCAACCACGGCATAGCCCCAGTACACCCAGCCGCAATCCTCATATGCCCTAATCACCTCGCCGGGAAAGTCCTTCATGCCCATGTAGCCATCACGCCCCATCATGGCCGGAATGTCTGCCGTGTGTACGCATGTCAACCGCCCTGGCTTGGTCACTCGCAGAATCTCACGAATGATGTACGAGTAGTGGCCGAAAAACTCTGCCCAGTTGCGGCTATTGCCGAGGTCACGTTCGCTGTTGCTGTACACGAATAGGTCTGCGAATGGCGGCGAATAGACAGACAGATCAACCGATGCCTCTGGCAGTCCCTTCAACACTTCTCCGCTATCGCCGTGATAAGCGGCGAAGTTCTTTCCGATAGTCTGATTCAAAACGTCCATTTTCATCTCCCTTATGCTGCCTGCTTCAACCACTTGGGCAAGCGCATCGTTTTGCTTGCCGTGTACAATTTCTTTTCGCTTGCGCCATCGTGCAACTGCTCAATCTCAAACTTGCGCACATGGCTAATGAGTTGTTCGCTCATGTACGAGGCGACTTTCTCCTTTGCCATGATCGTGTCCCAGACTTCTTGCATCTGCGTCGTCAATGCCGCATAGATTTCAACCGGACGATCCTGCAAGAAACGATAGGATCGGCGGATGCCTTGATACCACTCTTCCCACGAGTAGCGCACCGTTACCCAGTACTGTCGGCGTGCGTTCTGGAAGTTCATGCCAAAACCTGCGATGTCTGGCTTCGTCACCAGCACCCGAAATTTTCCATCCTGGAATGCTTCGATCATTTCGGCTTTGTGTTCCGGCGAATCGCTGCCTTTGATTTCGATGCTGTCTGGAATCAGGCTATGCGCAAGTGACGATTCATCTTCCAGGTATGTCCACACGATCCATTGCTCGTTGTCGGCGTTGACACGTTCTGCGGCCTGCGCACATCTGATGTCAATCGTCTTGCGCAGCAATGAGAGAAAGTCCTTAATGCCGGTGAATCCCGTAAATGTCAGTCGGTCGTCGGGCGTGTAGGTGTACTCAAGCCACTCTGGATTGATGGTCAGCGGCGGCAAGTTGTAGCCAGCATCGTCATATCCCAGGTCAGACGGTCTGCGAATCGACATGGCCCATGATGCCATCCATTTGTAAAATGGCTCTTCGCCGTGATGACGGAGACGCCATTCTTGCCCGCCTGCGTTGCTTCCCTTGCGCCGCACCCGCAAGCCCTCATACTCGACATAGTGATCGATGTTGGCGTTGATAAAGAACATCGCCCGCATTTCGGCGGCTGTGTTTACGCCAAGAAACTCTGCATGATTGCCGATCTCTACCAGGTCATTCGGCGCAGGCGTGGCCGTGCAGCACAGTCGATATGGCACAACCTGAAACATCTCCGTCAGGCGACGGCGTGTCTTGCCGTCGATCGCCTTGAGGATCGAAGATTCATCCAACACCACAGCGCCGAATTGCGTCGGATCAAACTTGTCAATCATTTCGTAGTTCGTAATCCACAGCAGATGCTCGCCGGCGACTTGCTCTTGGCTCCGCACATAGCGCACCTCAAGACCGATGGCAGGTGCCATCCGCACAGCCTGCCGTGCCACCGACAACGGCGCTACGAATAGCGTGCGCTGCCCTAGCAGGCGTGCCCATTCCTGCGCAATAAAAGTCTTTCCCAGCCCGGTGTCGGCAAACACAGCCGCCCGGCCCTTGCGCACTGCCCAGATCACGATGTCCCGCTGAAACGCCTTGAGCATCGGATGCACTTCATCGGCGTCAACTTCGATGCCGTGGCTGCCGACTGTCATTTGTTTGCTGGCGATAAAATCTTCGTATTGCATGTGTCTTGCCCCTGTGAATTGACGTTGTAACCTATGTGACATTGTAATGCTTTCGGTAATAAAAGTCAAATTAAAATTTATGAGGGTGATAACGCTATCGCAGATGGTAAATCCAACAGTCTTTGACGTGTGCCAAATCAGCATACTTACCTCGCTCGCCCCAGCGCTTGTTCCCCTTTGTCAATCCGCCTCGAGATGCGCCTTTCGACTCGCGCAACCATTGAAAATTAGCAGCCTTGTAGACTGTGCCTTTGTGATACTCAGTATCCGACCAGGATACGACAAGGCTTGGCACCTTCGCATCTGGATAGAGTTTTATCCAGTCGCCTTTGATGCGCTTGAGCGTCTTGCCGATGGCGCATGTAGCCGTGTGCGGAATGTTTTGATGCAGGTATAAGCGAGCAAACTCAATAAATTCACCTGGTTGTAAACCAAGCAAAGTAAATGCTCCAGGTGGATATGCAAATGTAATCACGCCGTCAACCATGCCATCAATTAGCACGGCGTAATTTATCTGCCGTCCAGTGCGACACCGGTGCAAGTAGTGAAACGTCTCTAGCGTATGCCGTGCCTGTGCCACCGTGATGATTTCCACGGATACACGTTGGCGCAATGGCAAAGCGTTGTCAGGCTTGAATAGTGATATTTGTCCGATCATTGTTTCTCACATTGATAGCAGTAGCCAATCGACGCCAGCCTTCACTGGCGCATTATCTGGCCAGTCGAAGAGCATCGCCTTGACGCCAGCCTGATTCAGCGCATTCGCTATGCGTGGCCCCTGCGCATCTGGCGGCGGCGTATGATGCTCTGCTGTCCACTCTGCTGCTAGTTTGTCCCTAAGTGCGCCTGTCGCCTGTCCTGGCAAGTCTCTGTCAAGCGCCACGATAACCGTTTTCGGCTGACGCTCCTTGAGCATCTGCGCCCATTGCGGCTGCCAGGTGGTTGCGCCGCCGATGGCCACGGCGCACCATTCGGGATGGCGCTCCATTAGCCACGCAGCGTCAACGTAATTCTCGCATAGCCAGGTGATTGCGCCTTTGCGCACATAGTCCACGCCCCACAGCGTGTACGTCGATCCAGTGGCCGATATCCACTTTGGCCCAGTGCCGCTAAGGTTGCGCCCGCGCAGCCCTACGAGCTTCCCAGACTCCCACAGCGGCACTGTAAGCCACGGCTGTTTGCTCATGTACCATTCGCCATCCGCACGCTGAAATGGCAGCTTTCCATAGCCAAAGTCAAAGCGTTCTATCGTCGTGCTGGACAGCGGCTTGTACTTGCGCCACGCCGTGTACCGCTCAGGGTTGCGGTAGACTTCCAGAAGTCTGCCAGGATTCTGCCGCCAGCGTGCCGTTGCCACCGGCTCCGGTGCGTGGCGTGTAACTGGCGTTACAGGTGCGTCAATGCGTAGATGTTCGGCTAGTTTTCGTAGACTCCCCTTCGCCTGGCACACGAAACAATGGTATCCAGTGGCGTTGTAGCTGAAATGCACCTGTCCACGTTCTGCTGGCTTGCCGCAAAACGGACAGGCGACATCGTACCAGCCGCGGCGATTCGGTTGCCCGCCGAGCGTGGCTTGAATCATGGCGAAGGCGCCATCTGTCATGGCCGTTGCCACTTGCACAAGCGCCCGTCAATGCCGAGCGGCAACGAACACAATGCAACGTATTTGCTCTTGTCATGGCACCGCCACCAAGCATCTCCATCGTCGTCGATTTCATACCATTGCGCCCAGTCCGGCGCATCTGCCCAGTCCGGGGCGAGTGCTTCGTAGGCTGCTACCAGCGCCTTGACATCCTTCACTGCCGTATTGAGCGGATTGCCTGAGTGATACCCGCTATCCGGCAATCCTCTCACGCAGTAGTCAATCGCTTCGATAATGTTCACAACCATCCTCCGTCCATTATTGCCGCGCCAACCGGCTCATCCGTGCGCAGCGCTTGCCACTTCTCAAGATATGCCGTGACAGGCTGCGGCATAGGCTTGCCGGATGTCTGCCACTTCTCCAACGCCTCTACCAACTCCAGCGGCGGCGCAAGCCATCGGAGCAGGCTTGCAACGTCTGTCGGCTCATTCTGCGCAGCCGCAGCGCATGTGTCACAGCGCATTAGACACCGTTCCATTGCACAGCAGGCAGTTGAGCAGGAATAGATAGCGCAGATCTCCTAGTAGACACTCGGAAATGTATCTGTCGTCTCCGTCTGCGTCCGCCGTGGATTGCGCATTGCGTTTCGCCGCACTCTGGCGCTCGATCAAATCGATCTCTCGCTCGGTGCTCCACATCACGAGGATCAGTGATGGCGATACCTGGTAGTCACGCCGTCCGATCCATTTCCGGTTTATGTCGTCTGTGCTGTGGATCGGCTCTGGTCGCCAGTCGGTTTTGCGGATCGTCGGCGTGAGCAGGCGATCCGGCACTTCCACGCCCATAATGCTTGCCATTGTCCATCTCCCTGTGAATCCGTGTCTGTTTGCCTATGCCTCTATATTATCACAGAATAAAATAAATTGCAAGTTAAAATTTATCACAGTGATTACAGCCAGTTGACGGTGCGTTCCTTGCGGGCAACGGCGTCAAGCGCCAGTTTGCATGTGATAGCCTCCGCTACCTCTCCCTTTGTCATGCCGTCACGCAGCACGCCTAAACGCCGTGCAAAGTTAATCTGTCCATCACTAGGCGGAGCGCTGCGCCATGACGCCTGCTTGCGTGCTAGGATGGCATTTCCACGTTTGTCGGCATAGTCCGTTGCCCATTCGCTGCACTCCTCGAATGTTCCCGACGCCACAGGATAGGCAACGTGCCACCGTTCGCCGTCCCGCTTTGCCACAAGCCAGACTTGCATCACATCCGCAGGCTTGCTAATGACGATTGTTCGGTCGGTGCCATCGTCGCCAACGCCAAGCCCTAGCACAATCGGCCCGGCTTTACCGTCTGGCGCACTCCAACGCCACGGCGATAGATTGAGATAATCCAACGTTCGTGAGACAATCTCCATCGGATTGCCTGCTAACCACTTAGTCTCTCCAGCAAACGTAAAGCCTGCGATGACCTCTCCCGGCTCCTCAGATTCCTTGACGTATGCCGCACGCTGCGCCTCGACGCCTAGCACGTCGCCCAGCATCGCGATGTTGCGTGAATCGACTGGCGCATAGTCCAGGATGAGCGCATCCGTTTTGCCCGGCAGGATGCGCAAGGCACGGCCAATCATTTGCGTGTACAGGCCATCGCTCTGCGTCGGGCGCACCTGGTGCACGCAACTAATCTCAGGTAGATCCAGACCTTCTGTCCACAGTGCCACGTTGCACAAGACCTGGTAACGCCCGGCTCGAAAGTCGGCCAGCAGGCGCTTGCGCTCTTCGGTGCCAGTCGTGCCATCGGCGGCGGCGGCTGGAATGCCAGCAGCATTGAAAGTCTCTGCGAGTTGATAGGCGCCGGCTACAGAGACGGTAAACGCTACGGCTTGCCTGCCATCGGCGTATTTGCGGTGTGACTCGACAACCAGGTCGAAACAATTCGCCGTCTCGTAGACGTTGGCGAGTTGGCGCAGGTTGAAATCACGATCCTCACCGCTTCCCTGACTGCGGATGTCCGACAGGCTAATTCCAGTCTGAATTGCCAACCATCTGGGCGGCGCAAGGTAGCCAGACTTCACAAGCTCTTTGATACCGTAGTGTGCGGATTCCTTTTGGTAGACCTGTCGTAAACCTGCGCCATCGGCTCGTAAAGGGGTCGCTGTGACGCCCAAATGCCGCAAGTGGGGATTTATGTCCTTGAGCGTATTTATCACTTTCTGCATTGAAATACTGGTAGAATGGTGGCACTCGTCAACTACCAGATAATCAATCGGCCCGGCTTGCAGCAATTGCGCCATGCGCTTATCACTCTGCAACGTCTGCACAGTAGCGATTGTGATCTGGCCGTGCGTCTCGTTGCGGTCGGCCATGACAATACCGGTGCGTGGCAGCCTGTGCGGGAAAAATTGCGCTATGCGGTCGTACGGTTGACTGACAAGTTCTTGCCTGTGACTGAGAATAAGCGCACGCTGGCCAGGCTCAAGAACGTCATCAAGCAACTTAAGGAAAACGATCGTCTTTCCGCCTCCGGTGGCTAACACGGCAAGCAGGTCGGTGAAACCTGCCTGCCAGTCGGCTTTGATTGATTCGATGGATGCGACTTGGTATGGTCTGAGGTTCACGGCGTCACCGGGAACTGCTGTTTCCATTCGTACCATTCTGCGTTAGTCTCGAAAGCTGCCCAGGCGTCAACATAACCGTTGGACGGCTTTCCTCTCAACATGCCGCACAGCATATCGACCTTCGGCATACTGCGCAGGGCGACAGCTTCAGCCTGTTGCCAAGTCATGGCCACGTCAGGCTCGTGGCGTGTTTCTGGCGTTGCCTTGCGGATGATAATCATGGCGTCAATCCTCGTTGTATGCGTCAACCGTGCGGCGGATGACAGGCGTCATCACGTCAACGCCAGCCTTCATAAGCATCTCGACAGACTCCATGCCGACAAGCGCAAACAGTTCAATCGTTGCGGCGGCTTCGATGCCACGGTCGCCATCACTCAGACCATCCGGCGCATTCTCCATGTCTGCAATCCAAGATACCAAAGTCGCAGGCGTCATGTGCTTGAATATTTCATAGTGCGTGTAGGTTTTCATTGTCCGAGTCTCCTTACCGCAAAATCCAACCGTAGATGTACATGCCAGCATTCCAGCGGATGTATGAGCGAAACAAGTGCAGCAGGTTCGTCGGGGTTGCGTGCATCGCCTCTGCGATCTTGGCGTTGGCGTGAGTTACAGTCACCGCTTCGCCTTGAACTTGGTAATTCTCAATCACGTTGTCCATTGTCAATCTCCTGTGAAGGTAGCCAGTCGGAGGTGCTGGCCGGTTAGGGTGCGAGTTAGTTGTAGAATGCCTTGCGTGCGGCTTCGAGTTCTGCGAAGTTCGCCTTGACGAATTCTGCTGCGTCTGACCAGCGATTGAAGTGCACGACCTCTGCATCCTTGCTAGACAGTTCGTAAATCTGCTTGAAGAAGTCTGAGAATTGACCGGTGTTTGCCTTGACCGTCACCGTGTAGCCACGCTCGTTGTAGTAGCTAACTTCGCTCTCACGAACCTCTCCACGAACCGGCTCGTATGTCACCTTGACAGACGGCTTGCGGTAGTCAACAACCCAGTAGCGAACCGGCGAAAAGTCATTCTGCTGTGAACCACGAACCATGCTGTTGATTTGCTTGTTGGTAATCATTTTTTCCCTGTCCCTTTTGCTATCCCGTATCCGTTTGCTATGCCACTATCATATCACGGATAGAAATAAATATCAATAGGGAAAATGAGGGAAACGCATTAAAATTTTGCCAGCGGAGGACTGGCTTCAAAAAATTCTGGTTTCGGGGAATAAGTTATAGCGACATAGTATATATATAGATCTTATGTCGCTATAACTTATTCGACGCCATTTCCTGTCTTATTATATGAATAGCACTTATTCCGTTTTCGTCGCAATTTTCGGCGGCTGGCCGCGGCCGCGCTTCACTTTGACCGCTCCGTCTGTCCATCCTGGTTGCAGTTTCAGCAGATCAACGTACTTGCGCGCCGTGTGCGGATTAATGTCAAGCGCTTTGGCGAGGTCGGTTGACGTGACGCTCTCCATCGTTTCTGCATACTCCAAAAGGCGCTGCCATAGGTACGAATCGACGCCAGCCGGTGCGCCCATCAACTCAGCTATGCTAATCAGTTCTGCAATCGGCAAGTCTAGCGGCAGATTCGACAGTAGCCAGACGGTGACATCGCGCACTGTCAAGCGGCTGCGATGGACAGCCTGTATCAATTCAGCCTCTCGATACTGCCATAGCACAGATTCCAAATCTGCATCATGCCAAAAGCCGGATGCGTTGTACGCACGGCCTTGGCCGTCACTGGCAATGTAATCGTAAGCCACGTCTTTGAGAGTCCACTTGACATCGAACGGCATCATCCTGTCGAAAAACACCATGCGCGCCTGGCGCTCTAACTCGAATAGCGACGGTTGCGGCGTGCCTGCTACGATTAGCCCGTCCACCTCCTGCGCTACGTTCGTCCCTCTTGCACCGTAGAAATTAAGAAATTGCATATCGACAAACCGGGCTTCGAGCGCTTGAAACGAAACGATACCAGGATGCTGCAAGTCGTTGCTGCTGATAATCTGCGCTACTTGCTTATCAAGTTGCGTTGCCTTGTCGGTTGGTGCGCCATCCTGAATCAGAGTTGCCTTGCCGTTGGCGCGGTCTGCTACCTGGACAATGCGCCCGCGCATCTCGACAACCGGATCGACTGTCTTGATCGGACGGTCAAACATCTCACGGTACAGGTGTTCGTTGCCCGTGGCGTCAAGCCAGATAACATGCGCTGGCATTTTCGGAGAGACGCTTTTGCGCAGTAGCAACATGAGGTTGCCATTTTCCACGATGATGCGGTGGGGATACTCGCGCCCGCCGTTAGCGGCTTCGGCTTCTCGTTGTAACAGCGGTAACAGGTGCGGCAAATGAAAGAATGGCGCTTTGTCTGCATCGGCGGCTGCGTGCAAATGTGGGGCGATTGCGACGGCCGTAGCGGGCATTGTGAATGACTGGCACGCATCCAAAACATGCGCAGCGCCACCTAGAACCTTCATGAGCGCCGGGCCGGATAGCGCCATGTTGTTGTCTGCCAGCTTGGTGAATTCGTGCAGGATACCGGCCATCGGCTCGGTGCGATCCATGTTTGGCGGCAAGATCCAGCGGCTTGGTATAAGCCACTGGAAGAGCATTGACGACATAGGCGATTCGTCACCTATGACAAAATCGAAATCAAGAGGATGGCCGCTTGTCAGGTGCGCGTGTTGCCCCATGACAATCGGCTCGGTGCGGCTTTTCTGGGCATGATAGGGACACTTGCCGATGTAATCCCAACCGCAGACACCTTTGCAAAAGTCCATTGCCTCATAGCCACGGTGCAGCCACGTGCTAATCTGTTCCGTGTAGCGGCAAGTTTCTTCTTTGAACTCGTTGCCAGTCTGCCGGGGCAACCATTCATAAATCATATGATGATTGTCGGCTATGCCGCGCAAGTCAAAAATGAAATCATGCCGAGGCGCAAGGAACAATGTACGCCGTCCCTGCGCTGCGTTTTTCTCTGCACGTCTCACGCCGCTGTGCGTTTTGCCAACGCCAGGCTGCGCCTTGACTAACAGCATGTGCGGAGGATTCACAAGCGCTGCGTATTCATCCATCTCATACTCAATCAGCGCTCTGGCGTCTGCCAGTGACATCGGCTTGGCTTGTGAGCGTTTCGGCGGCTCGATTATCTTGACGCCGCGCTTCCAGCCCGTGAGATACGTCGGCTCTTCTACCGGCGCAATCGGCACCGTATCCAGTTCGAGCGAGTCTACAAACTGCTGAAGATAGTCCATAGTGTGCCCAAAACAGAGGCGCTCCCTAGTGGCGCGCCCCTGTTACACGTCTATATGTTGTGGTCTAGTGCGTTAGACTATGCTGCGACGGCTGATTCATCGGAGGTTTCCCGCATCAGTTCGTCATATCCTACGCCGAAGAAAGCCGACAGCCGTGTCAACATATCGAGTGACGGATTCTTGCCGCCACATTCGACGTTGGCAATGTGACTTTGCACAACGCCGATAGACTCTGCCAACTGAGTCTGGTTCATCCCTCTCTGCGTGCGCAGGCGGCGCAGGTTAGCGCCAAAGCCGCTGGTAGGTTCTTTCGGCTTGCGGCCACGATGTTTAGTGTTGTTGTCCATCTCATATCCTCCGTTGCTCAAGTGTATCGTATGTCTGCCATCCATTGTAAAGCCATCTGGCGCAATTGTCAATACCATAATTGATAAATAGCGCGACGGCATTTTATCACTTGGCAAAATTTTAACTTGACAATTATTTCTTTCGGTATTACAATAGGTGCATAGGTAAGTTAATTCACAGGTTCACAGGAGATGCACACATGACGAAAATCGATGGATGGATGGGGATTCACTTTCCCATGCTGATTGCATCTGAGTGTCCCTATTGCGGGAACACGCAGACGAACACCTTGCGCACGTCACCTGAGATTGTTGGATGCGATGAGGAGTTCGGCGGGTGCGAAAAGCGCTATGTCGTGCGCTTGCCGTGGAGTGTGCCGGTTGTGGTGACGGCGCTGAAGATTGAAGGGGAGGAATGATGGACATAGCGACACAGGCGCAACAGATAGTGTTGACAGTAGCGCCGGCAACCAACACGCCGTATGAATTTGGCCGGTGGCTTGGCACGACTGGCGAACCGGCGATGGCGGCATACTGGCACTGTCACACCGCCGATATGATTGACCATTTGTGCGGATGGCTTGAGACGCACACGGCAGACGATGCGCACCGAAAGGCAGCGCAGGGACTTTTTGACCAGTTGACTATCACGGACGGCATGACTTTCAACGAATGGAGATACGGGATATGAAATTCTCTGTAACTTCTACCAGCGGAACTCAGTACGAACATCCTCTGATTACCTGGTACGAAGGCGACGATTGGGGCAATGGCGAGGCGGAAGTATCCACGATTGAGGAGTTGATAGAGATTGCCAACCTTGCCGGGTACTCAGACACAAAGATGCTGGTTGTCATGCCAGACCGCTTCAATGATGGCGTTCCGACTTTGGAAATTTACGACACTTACAGGGAGTAGAGATATGAGCACAGCACTTGCTACCACGGTTTCTTCTTTGGCCGATTTGCGCAACGTTGCGCAGATGCTGGCGATGTCCAACTTCTTTGACGCAAAAGGCAACTCTGAGCAGGCGATTGCGCAGATTGCAACGAAGATTTTGGCCGGTCAAGAACTCGGCTACGGGCCATTCGCATCCGTCCAGGGGATTCACGTTATCCAGGGAAAGCCGGCGATGTCTGCGAATCTCATGGCGGCTGCGGTCAAGGCGTCTCCACGCTATGACTACCGTGTGCGCCAGATGGACGAAAGCGCCGTGGCCATAGAATTTTTTGAGCGTGTTGGCGGGAAACTTGAGAGTCTGGGCGTCTCGACTTTCACGAAAGAGGATGCGCAGAAAGCCGGAACGCAGAACATGCAGAAGTACGGGCGGAACATGATGTTCAGCCGGGCGATGTCCAACGGCGTCAAGTGGTATTGCCCAGACGTGTTTTCCGGCAACACCATGTATGTCCCCGAGGAACTGGGCGCAACGGTGAACGGAGATGGCGAGGTGATTGACGCCACCTACACGACTGTTACCGAAGTAGCACAGGCTGCGCCGGCAGAGGCTCCGCACACTTCGGCAGGCTCAGTGACCGGCACCGGCACCGGCAACACCTCGCCCGCCGACACTGCCAAGAAAGGCTTTCACGCCGTCGGAGTCAAGGTGTTTGGCAAAGAGTGGGACGCGGCTCGCCCCTGGCTTCTCAAGCGCTACACTGCCAAGAACACGCCGGACAGTGTGCGCGAACACACCAGCGATATGAGCGTGGCAGAACTCAACACGCTGCGCAGCCTGATGGACAAGAGCGCTGAATATCTGCAAGGCGAGTGGCAGAAGGCGCAACAGCCGCCGATTACCGAACCGCTAACGATTGACATGGAAGCGGTAGAGGCGATGGCGGCATGACCCGCCTGGACTGGCAAACACTGATTCTCGCAGGGGCGTCGATAGCGGCGCTCCTGCTACTGGAGGCT